CAGCGGCAGCAGTTCCGTCGGCAATGCGGCGCGGTCAAGACCACTGCCGGCAATCGCGCTCATGACAGATCCTCCAGCGAGAACTGCCTGTGCCGCCCGTCCGTCATCAGGAACACCAGCACGCCGTTTTCCATAACGATATCGGCTAGGCCATTGCCCGCCGGACCTTGCGGCCCCTGCGGCCCGGCCATCCCGCGCTCGCCGCGTTCGCCCGGCTTGCCGCGGGAACCCTTGGCGCCGAGCATCCAGCCATCGCCCGGCAGTTCCCCTGGATCGTCCCTGACCGCCCGCCATTCGGAACCGTTGTGAGTGACCACATCCATGGCGCGGTAGGCTTCAGTCGCGCTGTAGAGGCCGCAGGCTCGCCCGCCATAGGCAGGCTCCCCGATTGGCCCGCGCTCGCCCATCGCACCGACAGGCCCCGCTGGCCCGTCCAGCCCCCGTTCTCCCGTCTCGCCCGGCCGCCCGTCGCGGCCATCGCGGCCTGGGTCGCCCGGCATGCCGCGTTCCCCGGCCATGCCGGGCGGCCCCGGCACCCTGACCAGGTTGCCATACTCGTCAATCCTCGCCGCCAGTGCGAGCCGCTGCGCCCGTTCCTCGGCCAGCAACTCGCCGACCGCGGACAGGATTGCCTTGCTGCTAAGAGGTTGCATGGGTGTCCATCGTTCGCTGGATCATAAACCGCGCAAGCGCCTTCTCGTCGTCCTCGGTCATGGCTTCGTCGCCGCCGTTGTCGTTAGCCGGCTCGGCTTCGGGCGGCGCCGCGGCAACCGGTTCCGGCGGTTCGTAATCGAGCGCCACCATCTGTTGCTGAACCCGTGGCATCTTGCCGAACCCGCCGGGCACCGCCGGCATGCCGAACTTGTAGCGGGCCTCGTCCGGCGAGTGGATGCCGGACTGCACCGAGCGCGCCATGCCCTCGATCTTTTCCTTGAAGGCGGATCGCAGCAGCACCTCGGTATCGTATTCGGTGTATTCGCGGCCCTTGCCGATCGAGTTGGCGTTTAGTCCGATGAACTGGTCCATCGCCACTTCGATGTGGTTGATCATCCAGCCCAGCCCGGCGGCCAGCCATTCGCTCATCACGGCTTCGGCCGACTTCTGGGTTCCGGTATCCGACAGGCCAAGCAGCACCGCCGGCACGCCGAACACCGCCGCCACCATGCGGTCGTTGAGTTTCTTCTGGTCGATCACCTGCTGGTCCTGCGCCGACATGGTCAGCGGCTGGAACTTCAGTCCGTTGGTCAGGATAGGCACGCCGCCGGCGTTCATATTGGCACTATGTTCCATCCATCGGCCACGCAGATCCTGCACCTGCGACGGCGTTAGCGTAATGTCGGTCTGCAAGACGCCCGACGGCCGCATGTTGGTGGCGGCCTGCGTCAGCGAATGGTTGATGGCGGCGTTCTGGCCTAGCTCGGTCGGCAGCGCCGCCAGCCAGGTCTCGCCGACCAGGGGATGCCGCGGCGTGGCCAATTTCACATGAAACACATCGCGCGCCGGCACCACCAGCGAGGTGCGGCCGAGGATGCTGTCGAATTCAAACAGCGGGTTGGCGGTGCCTATTTCGTAGAACACCTCGCGGTAGGGCTGGCCGGCAATGCCGACCTCGCGCACCCGGCACGCCCTGGGATCGGTCCAGTGCAGCGCCGTCACCTCGGAACGGTCGTTGCGCTGCGCGATCCAGTAGCTGTTGCCGTTCAGCAGCAGCGAGCGGATCAGGTGGACCAGGAAATCGGACGGCGTCTGGTACGGGTTCGGCGCCCGCAACAGCCGCGCCAATGCCGACGTCGTGATGTCCTCGGTGCCGCCATTGTCGAGTTCCAGGCGGTGATAGCCGGGCAATTGCGCGATCGCCCGCACATAGGCCCAGACGCAGGCTTCCACCACCGAACTGTTCGGCGCCGTCAGCGGGTCGAGATCCATCTGCCAGTAGTTGAGGAATTGGCCCCATGACGGCGGCAGCACCCCGCCGCTCACGGTATACGGCCCCGGATGATAGTTGCCCTCGCCGGCCGGGTTGGCTTTCTGGCGCGGCGTGATCAGCCGCGCCAGCGATTGCAACATGCCGGCCATATCAGTTGCCCCGATCCGGCGTCCTGTTTGGCGGCTGCGGCTTGGCGGCCCTGGTCGGGTAACCGGTCTTGGGGTTGCCGGGCTGCATGGCTCTTTCGTTATGCTGCCTATCTCGCTGCTGCCGGCGTTCCTCGCGGGCCTGCCGCGCCTCGTCGGTTTCGTCTTCCGGTGGATTTTCGTCATGGATCCCGGCGGCGGCATCCCATTGCGCCTGTGCCCAGGCGTGCGCCTGCGTCAGCGCCGACTGCCGGTCCTCCTCGGTCAGCACATGGTCGTGGTCGCGATCCGTCTCGCCGGGATCGCGCGCCCAGTGGCTATCCTTGGCTTCCTCGGCGTCGGCCGCCGTCATGGTCAGGTAGTTGCCGCGGTATGGCCCCATGATGACTTCCATGATGACGTTGCCCTCGGCGTTCGGCACCAGTTCCCGTTCGGCGGCGGTCTTGCGCCGCTGTTCGTTGCGTTCTTCCTCGGCCCGCTTGTTATCCTCGATGCGCTTGGCCTCGGCTTCCCTGGCCTCGCGCTGCCGGTCGTCTGCGGTTCTATTGTCTTCGTCCATCGTCATTCCTCCGTTGTTTCCATTAAGGTGGCGGCGCCCGTTGCCAGGCGCCGCCATCAAATCACCAGCTAACGGCAGCGATGGTCTGCACCATGCCGGCGCGGCGCATCACCCAGGAGACGTAGAGGCTCATGCGAACCGCCACGGCGTCGGTCTGGAACAGCGACCGCATCGGCGAAGCCACCACGCCCGAACCCTGCGCACCGGTAACGAGCGCCAGCGGCGTGGTGTCCTCCTCATGCAGCGTTGCATCGGTCGACACCGCAAAGCGCGGCGCGTCACCGTTGGCGGTGGCAAAGTCAGCCGCGTCGACCGCAATCACCCGCCCCGCCGGGACGGATGCCGAGACGATGAAGCGAACGCCGAACTTGCTACCGGCTTCCTGGCGATCTTCGAACAGGAAATCGCCCGTAGTGGTCTGCGCAAAGCCGAGTGACAGTGCCTGCGCAGGGTTGACGATGATGGCGATGTTGCGCCCGCCGCCGGCGGCGATGATGGCCCCGATCAATGCCTTGAGGTCGGCGACCATCGCGGCGGTGGCCGGCGTCAACACCGATGCCACGATCGGCGTCACACCGTTGAGCAGTCCAGCCGGACGAATGCCGGCCGCGAAAGCCACGTTGTCGATCAGGTAGCCATCCAGCGCCATCGATGTATCGTCCGACATCGCCTGCCGGATGATCTGTTCGATGCTCTGTGCCGAGTATGTCGCCATTTCCTCGGTGAAGGTCGAAATCACGCTCAGCTTGTTCGGCGACAGCGACACGGTCGTGAACGATGCGCGCTTGACCGGCTTGGCGCCGCCTTCCGCCGTCCAGTTGCCGGCCAGGTTAGGCGTATTGGCACGCACCGGGATTTTCAGGACACCGGCGTTGCCGAACGTGTAGCGCACGCCCATGCCGGCCAATTGCAGATAGATGCTGTCGGCAATCAACCGATCCATGAACGGCATGGTGTCGGTCTGGATCAGTTCGGCGGCCCAGGTCGCCACCGTGGTGTTGGCGGGATTGACCGCCGCGCGCAGCACCATTCCGGTGATTTCGTTGGAGTTGTGCGGGCCGGGATACATCGTGCGCAAGGTCTGCCCGATGTCCTGTTCGTGCGATGCCTGCGACTTGGTCCAGGCGGCGAGCGCACGGAACTGATGGTCACTGGCTTCGAGTTTGCGCTTCGGCATGGCCGGAACGCGGATGGTTTCCGACACCGATGTGATCGGGTCGTTCTTGGCCGGCGTCGGCGCGATGATCTGGCCGCTGAACGGCGATGGCGGCGACGGCTCGCTGCTGCGGGTTTCCCCGAATAGCAGACGCTCGGCGGTCTTGTGGCTTTCGAGTTCGGCCCGCGCTGACTTGATTTGCGCCGGCAGTTCGTCGCGATAGCGTCGGGTTTCGTCCTCGTTGAGGTCGTCCTTGCCGGCGAGTTCCTGGTAACTGGCCATCAGACCGTTGATGACTTGCTGCGCATTCTGGATCTTGTTGGTAACGGTATCGTTAGACATTTTCGTAACCCTTTTGGGTTCGGGATTTGGTGTGGCTGGCTTGCCGGTTGAGGACGGTTCGAAACTTCGTGCAGGCTCGCCGAAGATTTCCGAAACGGTCTTGGTGGAGAGGTTGAGCGATCGCGCAATGGCGACCGCGTTGGCATTGGCGGGAACGCTGACGATCGAGCATTCCAGCAGCGATTGCTTTGTGAACCGCCACGGCCCATAATTCTTGTCGGCCTTCTCGTTCAGCGGCTCGCGCGCCTTCGGCTCGAAACCGACCGACACCGCGCGCAGCACGTCCTGCTCGATCATCTTGCGGACGCTGTCGGCCAGTTCAGACGTGCCGGGCGCCAGCGGATTGAACTTGCCGATCAGCTGCCCGCCATTGACGCGGACATCCGACCACGATCCAACCACCATGTCCGGCTTGTGATTGAACAGCGCAATCGGATTGAACTTCGAACCGGCGGTGAAACTCGACAGATCCCAGCCCGCGGGATCGATCACATCGCCCATGCGGTCCACGCTGCCGTCGGACATGACGAATTCCCGGCGGTCGCTGCCTGGTGGCGGCGCCGCCTTGACCTTGGTTTCCATGGTGGCTATTCCCCTGACATCGCCGCCAGCGCGGCGCGGTTTTGGTGCGGCGTCATGCCGTGCCGCTCGAGCGTGTCGAGCCAGTTCTGCATGCCGAGAACGACGGATATCTCGCCATCGTTGACGATCAGATAGGTCCGCGCCGCGGCATCGCGCAGCGCGGTTTCGATATCCAGCGGCGTCACCTCGGGATGCTCGACCAGCATGTCGTCAACGATGATGCCGATGACGTCGATGTCGCGGGTGCGGTCGGCGACCTCCAGCTGGTGCCGCTGTTTGGCAGTGATCATCGGCGCAGCGGCGGCCCGAACAACTGCCAGCCGAGCAGAGCAAACAGCACGAACAGCAGCAGCGTGCTGACGCCGACATAGGCCGACGCAATCAACCCGAAATGCACCAGCCCGCCGAACACCAGCCAGATCAGCATGATGATCCAGAATGCGAGACCTAACGTCATGGCTATGCCCTCCAGGGGACTGTTCCAGTGCGTCGTCATGCAATCAACGCCGTGATATCGAGATCCGGCGTTGTCGACGCCTTCATGGCACCAACCGCCATCACCGCCGCCACCGCGACGTCAATGCGGCCGTAGGCTTTCGACTTGTCGAGCTTGCGGTTGCCGGCGGCGTCCTTGGCAATCACCGTATTGGAAAAACACCACTTCATGACGGGATGACCGCCGTGCCGAATTTTGCCGGCCAGTGCCAGTTCCTCGAACGCCTCGACGCATGGCGACATATCCTTGAACCCCTGGCCGCATT